GATATCTTCCAATGCGCCAAAGGACACGGGTGCATACTCAAAAAGCTGGGCAACGAAAAAGGTCCGTGAAAACAGTCATTCACTTGAAATGACGGTGCATTCCAAAAATCGCTATCAGCTTGCACATTTGCTGGAGCATGGTCATGCCAAACGTGGCGGCGGTCGTGTTGCTGCCCGACCGCATATTGCTCCGGCTGAACAGAATGGCGAAGAATTACTGGAGAATCTTATCAGAAAGGCATTATCATGACCTATGAAGAAATCAACGAAATGATGCAGGAAGTCGGACTTCCCTTCGCCTATCATCATTTTGCCGAAGGCGAAAGTCCGAATCCTCCGTTTCTGCTTTTCCTTTCTCCGGGAGAGCATACATTCGGTGCAGACAACCTTATGTACCACAGTTTTAAGCAACTGGATATCGAATTGTACACCGATGGAAAATCCCCGGAAACAGAAGAGCGTGTGGAGGATGTTCTGAAACAGCATCATATTTTTTACAACAAATCTGAGGTATGGATCGAGTCAGAACGACTTTATGAAGTACTTTATGAAACGGAGGTTTGATTTATGGCAAACAAAAAGAACAAGGTAAAGTTTGGTCTGAACAATGTACACTGGGCGAAAATTACCCAGTGGTCGGCTGACGGTACAACACCTGTTTACGCCGATCCGGTCAGGCTGCCCGGTGCAGTTTCCCTTTCTATGGATGCAAACGGTGAGAATGAACCGTTTTATGCAGATAACTGCGTGTATTATGTGATGAACAATAATTCCGGATACGAGGGAGATCTTGAAATTGCTCTGGTCACTACGGAATTTGCGACTGAAATTCTGGGAGAGATTCTGGACAATAACGGCGTGCTGGTAGAGAGAAATGACGCTGAGCCTGCACAGTTTGCCCTCATGTTTGAATTTGAGGGAGATAAGCATAAAATTCGTCACTGTCTGTACTGTTGTTCTGCATCCCGTCCTGCAACAGAAGGACAAACCACAGAAGACAGCAAGGAAGTCAAGACAGAATCCCTGTCTCTGACAGCTGCTGCACTTCCGACAGGACTTGTCAAGTCCAAGACCTGTGAATCGACAGACGAAACCACCTACAACAATTGGTACAAGATGCCGTACAATCCGGATACATCTGTGAAGACCACGGCAACGACTACTACAACTAAATCGTAAGGGGTGATTCTATGGCAATCAAGAAAAATATTCTGGTGGACGGGATAGAAGTACCGTTCAAGGCAAGCGCTGCGGTACCCAGATTGTATCGCCTGAAATTTGGAAGAGACATTTACAAGGATTTTGCTGCACTGCAGAAATCTGTATCTGATGGCGATGCGGATAGCTCTGGTCTGGACATTGAAAGCCTTGAGGTCTTTGAGAATATTGCCTATATTATGGCGAAACACGCTGATCCCGATAGCGTTCCTGCGTCTCCGGATGATTGGCTGGAGCAATTCAACACTTTCAGTATTTACGAGATTTTGCCACAGCTGATAGAACTTTGGGGGCTGAACATCGAAACTCAGGTGGTATCTAAAAAAAACATCGCCCGATTGACAGACCGATGACTACTCCTTTATTTCTCCTGAGATGCAAACAGCTCGGCCTTTCTATGACCGAGCTGGATTTGCTGACTATTGGTTTGATTAACGATATGTTCACGGAACGTGAAAATGATGATTATTCGGGTTGGTCGGAGATGGCTTCACAAAGTGACTTTGACAGTTTCTAAAGTTATTCTGCTACAACAGCATCTGTCATTGTATAACCTTCAAGTGAATTCTCCTTAACCTGAATACAAGCAAAACTAATTGCAGTATCATCCGCAGCAAAGAACTGTCTCTTCGTGGAAGGAGAAACTCTAACCCAGTCACCAGCCTGCAATTCAACAGTTTCATCGTCAAGAACTGCCTTTCCATTGCCAGAAAGAATCACATAAATTTCTTCATTCTGCTTGTGAGAATGGATAAAAGGTACACCTACACCAGCAGGAAGATTGTTGATACTTACCTCAGCACCTGTAAGACCGAGAATATCATGAAGTTCGGTTCTTGCATCCTGTGCTACGCTTGTCTTACTGAAATTACTCATTACGAATACCTCCAAAATTTATATAGTTGTAACCTTATTGATTACAACTATATAGTATCACATATTCGTTGTAATGTCAATTGTTACAACAAGATTTTGTATATATGCACAATTATCAAGCCTATTCATTGTAATTATTGACATTACAACGACATTGTGGTATAATATCAGAAAGAAATTGAAGGAGGTTGAAATCATGCAGTTTTCATCAAGATTGACAATTGCAACACATATTTTATTATGTATAGAGATTTTCAAGAAAGACTACAAGGTCACGTCTAATTTTCTCGCTGGAAGTTTGAATGTAAATCCAGTTATTGTAAGAAATGTTTTAGGTCAATTATCATCCGCAGGAATTGTTGAAATAAAGGCAGGGGTTGGTGGAGCAGATTTGTCAAAATCTCCAGAAGAAGTAACATTGCTTGATATTTTCAAAGCAGTGGAAAAGGAAGAATCTCTGTTCCATTTTCATGAAAATCCAAATCCTGAATGTCCAGTCGGACGGAATGTACACAGTGTAATGGATGCAAAGCTTGATTCCATACAATCGGCAATGGAAAACGAAATGAAAAGTATCACACTAAAGCAGTTAATAGATGATGCGAAAAATAAAATGTAAGAAGTAAGCACCTACTCCGTGAGGTGCTTTTCTTATGCCCAAATGGAGGTGAAATCACAATGGCAAACAGAATCAAGGGCATTACTGTCGAGATTGGCGGTGATACCACCAAGCTTTCCAAAGCGCTGGAAAGCGTCAACAAGAATATCAAGAGTACCCAGACACAGCTGAAAGACGTGGAAAAGCTGCTGAAGCTTGACCCGTCCAATACCGAACTGCTTTCCCAGAAACAGAAGCTGTTAGCCGATGCAGTTTCCTCCACAAAAGAAAAGCTGGAAACACTGAAAACTGCGGCAGAACAGGCAAATACAGCCCTTGCAAACGGCGAAATTTCACAGGAACAATATGATGCTCTCCAGCGTGAAATCATTGAAACGGAACAGGAGCTACGGAATCTACAAACAGAAGCGGATAAAACCAACACAGCATTTGCGAAAATTGGTGCAGCTGGCGAAGTCATGCAGAATGTTGGTGATAAGATCTCCGGTGCAGGTGAAAAACTGCTTCCTGTTACTGGCGGAATTACCGCACTGGGAACCGCTGCTGTTAAAACAGGAGCAGACTTTGATGCTGCCATGAGCAAGGTTGCCGCTGTATCCGGTGCGACTGGTGATGATCTGCAAGCTTTACGAGATAAAGCTCGTGAAATGGGTTCTCAGACAAAATTTTCTGCTTCTGAGGCAGCCGAAGCCATGAACTATATGGCAATGGCAGGCTGGAAAACAGAAGATATGCTTTCTGGTATTGAGGGTGTTATGAATCTTGCGGCGGCCAGCGGTGAAGATCTCGCAACCACCTCTGATATTGTGACGGATGCGTTGACCGCTTTTGGTTTGACTGCTGCCGACAGTGCCCACTTTGCTGATGTTTTGGCGGCAGCATCCAGTAATGCCAATACCAACGTTTCCATGATGGGCGAAACCTTTAAGTACGCTGCTCCGGTTGCAGGTTCTCTTGGCTTTTCCGTAGAAGATACAGCAGAAGCTATTGGTTTGATGGCAAACGCCGGAATCAAGTCCACCCAGGCAGGAACGTCACTGCGTTCTATTATGACTGCCCTTGCAGGTGATGTAAAATTCTGTGGTGAATCCATTGGTGAAGTGGAAATTCAGACCACCAACGCAGACGGCAGTATGCGTGAACTCTCCGATATTTTAGCGGATTGCAGGGTTGCTTTTGCTGGACTTTCTGAATCAGAACAGGCGTCCGCTGCACAAGCTCTTGTGGGAAAGAACGCCATGTCTGGATTCCTTGCATTGATGAATGCCGCACCTGCGGATATTGAAAAGCTATCCGGTGCAATTTCTGACTGTGACGGCACATCCCTTTCCATGGCAGAAACCATGCAGGACAACCTTGCCGGACAGCTGACAATTCTGAAATCTCAGCTAGAAGAACTGGCGATAAGTTTTAGTGACATTCTGATGCCTGCTATTCGTTCCATTGTTTCCCATATCCAAGGATTAGTGGATAAGCTGAATCAACTGGATCCGCAGACAAAAGAAACCATTGTGAAAATTGCTCTGGTAGCAGCGGCTCTGGGACCGCTGCTTATTATCATCGGCAAGACAATCTCCGGTGTTGGAAGTGTCCTCTCCTTGGTATCAAAAGCGCCTGCCGCAATCGGTGCAGTCAAAGGCGGCATTACCGCTGTGACTGGTGCATTGGGCGTTTCTATGGGAACAATTCTTGCTGTTGTTGCGGCAATTGCCGCTCTTGTGGCAGCTTTCATGCACTTATGGAAAACAAATGAGAATTTCAAAAACAATATTCTCGGCATCTGGGAACAAATCAAAAGTACATTTTCCGGTCTGACGCAAGGCATCACCGACCGTATCAATGCGCTTGGATTCAACTTTGAAAGCTTCACCGATATGCTGAAAGCAGCATGGGATGCGTTGTGTAATCTCCTTGCACCTGTGTTTGAGGGCGTATTTCAGAACATTGCAAATATTTTCTCTGAAATCTCTGGCATCATTCTGGGACTGCTGGATGTATTTATTGGTCTGTTTACCGGCAACTGGGATCAGCTGTGGAACGGTGTCAAAGGCATATTTACTTCCATCTGGAACTTTATTGTATCTACCTTTACCAACATTCTGAATACCCTGAAAGGTATTGCAGATGTGGTGCTGGGTTGGTTCGGCACAAGCTGGAACGAGATCTGGACTTCTATCAGGGACTTCTTTGTGAACACCTGGACGAGTATTTCCACGTTTTTTACCGAAATAGTTACGGGTATCCGAGATTTTTTCGTCAACATCTGGACTGGAATCTACACCTTTTTCAGCAATATTATTAATGCCATTTACACAGTGGTTTCCACAGTATTCCAGACCATTTACAACACCATTATGACTGTCTGGAACAGCATTTATGAAACCATTGCACCTCTTCTGGATGCATTCAAGTACCTGTTTGAAACGATATTTCAGGCAATTCACATTATCATCAGCAATGTGATGGACTGGATTCACGAAAAGATTTCTGCCATCTGGAATGCGATTGTTGCCTTTATCACTCCAATTTTAGAGGGCATTAAGACTACTTTTGAAACCATATGGAACGCTACTAAAAGCGTCATTGATACAGTGCTTGGTGCGATTCAGTCCGTGATAACTTCGGTCTGGAATGCGATTTATGGCTTTTTGAGTCCCATTCTGAACAGCATCAAAAGCGTGGTTTCTTCTGTTTGGGATTCTATTTCCAGCAAGATTTCAAGCATCATGAACACCATCAAATCCACGATTTCCAGCATCTGGGACAGCATTAAAAGTGCTGTTTCCACAAAGGTCAGCGGCGTGAAAACTGCCATTCAGGACGGATTTCAGGCGGCGGTTGACTGGATTAAGGGGCTTGCCTCTGATGCGTGGAACTGGGGTGCGGATATTATCAGTGGTATCATTGACGGTATCAAGAGCATGATAAACAATCTGGCAGATACGGTTACTGGCGTTGCAGATACCATTCGTGATTTTCTGCACTTTTCCGTACCGGAC